TATATTCATTTCCCATGTCCCCAATTAAAGACTTTAAAATATTTACTTGCCTAACACCGGCTATTTGTTCTGAAGTATATGCTTTTTGAGAGTCAGAAAGAGATCCGTATATACTGGCATAATCCCTGAGGACGGAGGCAGACGACCTAAAACTTCCATCCATATTTGTTGTTGCAATTCCTATTTCCTCCAAAGATCCTCTAATGTCTGATCTTTGCAATCTTGTGAAAATAGTTTTAAAGGCATTACCTATAACCGCACCCCCTCGAGCAGTTCTTTGTTGTACTGCTGTTGTTATGGCCAAAAGCTCATTAAATTCTACGCCAGCGGACATAGCAGCGGCTCCTGCTCGTGACATAGAATCAGCTAGATCTTTTGATGAAACCGCAAAGGCCGCGTCTACATTTGCCAGACGGTTAACAACGTCTGTTGTGTTTAAGGCTTCAGATGTAAATGAATTTACCGCAGCAGTCAGCGAGCTTACAGAAGATGCAGCATCTAAGCCCGAAAGACGAGTCAGCACCATTGCATCGCTCACTCGTTGAAGCGTCTCTTCCGCCGACAAACCTTGTCGAGCAAATTCAGTTGCTGCTGTTGAAATAGCATCAAAGCCTTGCGCCGTATTTCTGGCTACATTAAAAAGCTCTGCTCCAAATCTTTGCAGGCTAGAAGAGCTAAGCTCTAATAGAATATTGATGTCTTGTAAAGCTTTTTCTACTGCAATTGATTCTTGAACTAATGCCGCAAATGCCTGCTGTACATTATTTATCACTCCCACAGCAGCCCCGAATGCAAGAACACGAGCCACGGATGCATCCATGGATTTTTGGAATTCACCAAGCTGTCCTGTTATTCTTCCTAATGGCTGCTCAAAAGATCTGGAATCTATACCAATTTTCAAGGGTCTTCTTTGAATACGCCTTGCTCCTTGGTTGTACCCTTCTTCCATGCTTTGCTCAAGTCCAACTTGACGCACTCGCATTCTGATGTCACCTATAGCCATACTACCTTATTTACACTTAAAAACCGTTTCTTTAGCCTAAAGTTTGAGGTTTATTTTCCTCTCTTTTACGCTTACGCTTTTCACTTTCTATCTTTTTTCTTTCGTTTTTAGCAAAAGTAAGAAGTTTTTCTGCATCATTTTTAATATGCTCGGGAGGGTCTAAATTCTTTAATATAGATGAAAAAAGTTTAGCATAGTTTAATAAATTAACCTGAAAGAAAGTCAACTCATGTATAGGCTTATTGAAAAATGCATGAGGATATGATTCTATTAAGGAATAATAAGAAGTAAAAAATTCAGAAATAGAAATCTGCCTTATATTATCTCCGTCTAAATTCCGGGTGGCTTTATTATATATTTGAACCAATTTTGAAATATCTTCTCTCTCTAGAAGATCAAAATCATCTTTCGAGAAAAAAGGTTTAGCTCCATCTTCATTATAGAATGATAGCCTAACAATCATATCACTAGACCTTCTCTCCGCAAATTGTTCGCAAGTATTAGTTATTAACTTATTTTTTTTGTTTTCTATTTCAAGTAATTCTTGCTTTGCTTGGTCTAATTGATCTTCTATAGTCTGCCTCATTTGCTCATTGAGTGCTTTAGTAGATGTAGATCGCAAACCTTCTATATTCTTTTTCCTGCGCTCTAGATCCTCTTCCTCTTCTTTTGTCCATAAGCCGTCTTCTTTTAACTTGTCCAGAAGCTCAGAATGGGTTAAGAGTCCTTTTGATCTTGCTTTGTTAAAAACCTCGGAGTAATGCTGGTCAATCTTAGTTTGAGTTTGCACATCAAAATGAATAATTCTCACCTTAGAGTTATCTATAGTAGCATCACTATAACCCTTTAGGATATCAAAATAAACGCTTCTTAATAAGCGCTCTTTTTCTTCTGGGGTCTTCTTGCTACTCTTCTTTGGAGGAGACTGAGGCGGGCTCGTCATCAATCATTACGTCGTCAGATATTTCTTCAAGAAGAGAATCAAAATCTTCCTGCTCCTGTACGCCGCTCATGTACCAAATGGTTGCAATAGAACTTAACTTATCAATAGAGTTCCAAAAGATCTCGTCATCTTCGTCTTCTTTTGATTTGTATACTTCATACTTTTCATCATAATTTTCGCCGGGGAACATGGGGGTCATACCTTCAGTTTCCTCGTCTAGATTTTGAAAATGTGCAAGATGAAGCAAATACCAAGTTATGGTTTTATTTCTGGCTTTAATGTCAGCGGTATGCTCAAACATGTTTGCCTGAACAGTCTCAAAATCAGTAAGTTCTTTTCTGATTAAGCCGATTTCCGAAATTAATCTTTGTCGCTTTTCTGATTGCTCATTAGTCATTTCTTCTTGGCCAATAACTGCGAACCTCTGAAGAGCCATTTGCTTTTCGAATAGCTTAACATACATTTGAGAATAGTATTGCTTTTCTTCTTCATCCATTGAGCCCCCAACATCAATGTGTTGTTTTGCAAGCATAGCTCTAGTTAGAAGTCCCATCTTTATAAATTTGTTAAGCCAAATACTATAGAACATATCTCCGTCCTCAAGTTGAGTCCTCGTCGGCCTGCGAAATACAATCCTGATTGGAGACTCTTCGGTTACGGTGCGCTCTTCTGTAATGATACGCTTTTCCTTAACGGGAGTGAGAACTTTTTCAGTATAAGTCTCCATTTTACCCGTTTCTTTATTCTTTCTCTTCCTTTTCTTTTCAACCTCTTTTTCGACTTCAACTTCCTTTTCGACTTCGACTTCTTTAGTCACTTCGCGAGGAATATTGATATTAAAAGAATAAAGCTCTCGATTTTTGTTTATAGGCATAGTTCAATATACTAAACTATTTTTTAGAAAATTCCACAAAAAAAGCGCCCCTATTTCTAGAGGCGCTTTTAAGTTAAAAGCTAGAAGCTATCTAATTAGTCACAACTGACTGTATCAACTTCTTGAGGGAACGAGTAATCCGTAACGGTAATGTTACCACGAAGAACATCATTCTCTGCAACTTCGATGTCACGAGAAGCGATAAATCCGCAAACCGAGTAATCAGCGAGCGCGTTGTTACAGACATCTTTAATCTGGAAAGAGATGTCGGCCTTGTCAAGACACAAGGAGTCAGCTGCGCAAGATCCGGACTCGGATTCTTTAAGAACCGAAGCAGGAAGGTTTTCGCCTTGCATGGAAAGCGATACCTGAGGATCGGTAACCATGATAAAGACAGCGTCAAGTTTGCCAAGGCTATAGATAGGATTGAATCCGCGAGAGAATTCATAAGTAGCTGTGAAAGGATCACAAGAGAAGCCAAGACCTGTAGAAGTGGCGCCACTTGTAGCTCCATGAGCAACAGCAAAGTCACCAACTCCAGTCTTAACAGCGGCAGCGGTTAAATCACCACCGTTAGGAGCCATGCGGCAATCAAAGAAATTACCTGCCAATGTAGCAGTAATAACTGCGTTTGGTTCAGCAGTAACAGAGAAAGAATTTGCCATTCCCTTGCTGAAAAGCTCAGTACCAGCTACCTTCATAGATAGTGGGTTAGCAAAGCTGCGAGCCATAACAAAAGCGGCATCCGTAGTACTTGCAGGTCCAAACAAGTTATCGCAAGTTGATCCCGTTGGAACAGAGTCGCCTGAACGACAACCAGCATTGGGCATCTTGTTTTTTACTATGTGATAGGTAACGCTAAAAGATCCGTCTACTGGACCATTTGAAGTCACTGCTACCGCACCGTTAAACCCTAAAGCTCTTACAGGCGTTAGAGGTAAATTTTCGCCAGCTGTAGCAGTAGTAGCTAACAGCTCGCAATCAGCTCCGCCGATGCCTACAGCAACGGGGGCTTGTTCGTATCTGATAAATCCAGCCATGATATATAAAATAAAGGTTGTAATTTTAAATACACATAAAAAAAATTTTGTGAAAACTTTTTCTTAAATCTTAAACAGCTCATATAGGTCTCCAATATTTCTACTTGAAGATTGGAAAACTATTTCTCCTGTTAGTACATCATCTATTCCTGCAAACTGAGTATAATCAATCAGGCGCGCAGCAGGAAGGGAGAATTTTCTAAGTAAACTCCTGCTTCCTCCACAAGTTATGTCACATGCATAAACCCTAAGTTCTAAATCTTTTATTATAGGTTGGCATAAAAGCTTTAAAAAATCTGGCGAAACAAAATCATTTATCTCAAATTCTATAGTAGCATTTACGTGAATAGGGTATCTCACAAAAAATGTAGCAGGATTTCTATCTCCTATCACAGCCACATCTTGCCAATCTATATCTATCCTATACTCAAACTTAGTCACGGCATTGGTCGAGAGATCTAAATCATGCCCGCCAATGCAGTTGGTTATTTCTAATTCTATATCTCCCGCCGAAGGAACGAAAAGCTGCCCTTCTTCATTATCTTCAGGCCCCGGCTGATCGCCGTATCCCGTGATGGAAGAGAAATTTTTTCCCCATGTCATTAGAGTAAAATCCAAATTAGGAACTTCATCAATAGAACAGGAGCACACATAGTCAGTAACTAGTCCGGTCTCAAACACATAAGCGTTATTATCAGTATACCTAAGATGTCCGCTAGTTCCATTTTCGAAAAATCCAGTAACTGGATCATCTGTAGATACTAAAAACCTACTTGTAGAAAACTCACCGTGCAAGGGGCCTTCCTCAGAGTCCGCTATTGGAGTTTCCCAGCCAGCCGCCAAAGGATCATGCACTGGAGTGCTTATACTACTTTCTATATACTGAACCCCGGGAACATATAATCCGCTAAGATATAACTTTTGATCTTCAAAACTATAATTTTTATAACTCATTATTTAAACGAAACTTGTCCTGCCTCTAATTGTCCAGATGTAATTCCATAAGTTGTCTCTCTTTTCTTTTCTGCCACTCCTGAAATATACAATCCTCCTTGCCAGCCACTTGGAGAACCAAGGGGAGAGCTAAAATTTAAAGTAACATATTCCTGAGCAATTAAGGAATTTTGAGAGATCTGAGAATCCAAATGTAAGTCTTTAAGCATTATCTCTACATTGCCTTTTTGATTATAAGGATTCAACATGGATATTGTTAAATTTGTTCCGGACCCACAAAAACTCTGCAACATATTACCGCTAACCAAGTCTTTGACTCTAGCTTCGCAAGAAAAATTTAATTGAGCTGGATATTTTATAGGTTTAGAAATAGGAAATTTAGCACCCAATCTTTTATTAACTCTTCGCGGAAGCTCTAAATCTATCTCAAAAGATGTTAGGCTGCAGGATGAAAGCCCATCAGGACGGGATTCTCCTGTGTAAAGAACATATCCTCCGCCGGGAGCATCTCCAGTAGAGAATGTCAAATTCATATAAGCTGGACGCAATGCAGCCACTTCTAAATTGTCTTCTTTCGGGCATGGAATTATCATCCCTTGATTGTCATAGCAAGAGTTATCTGGAGAGATAGTAGGGCATTTTATACCAGATACCCCATTATCGTAATTTATAGCGGAAGCGCTAACACTAACTGAGGCCGAAGGAATGCTGTCAATAGTGGCTTCGATTTTATAATTTGTAATTACGCCATTAGAAAAAGAAGTAACAACTGAATCTGCCTCCTTAGTAAACTCTTCCAAGGTTTGGTCTTTAACTGCATCGCCTCTAGGCATAGTAAGTACATAGAAATTTTGACAATCATTATGATTTTCCAAAAATCCAGATATGCACGGTACAGAAAGATCAGACAAGTCGAAACCTAACCATTTTTCATTTTGCCCATCTGCAAGCGCGTATTGAAAATTTAACTCTACATCAATAGGAGCAACTATGCTTTCTCCTACCGGGCTCCTACTTCCCATTTGATAGGGGGCCTCCCTCTCATATTCAGTGTTATGCTCAATGTAGTTTATATGATGAAGCTGAGTGGGTTCTACTCCAGATATCGGAACCCCTGCTAAATATTCCCCCGGGACTCCCGTGGGTCCAACGTAGAGCAACTGAGATGCATAAGTTACTCTATCCTTCATTTTATTTCCTTGGGTATCTTATGTTTGAAACTTCCAAGTCTAGAAATCCTATTCTTAAATTTTTAGGAATTTTTGTACTTGATCTATCGTACAGCTTTGAGGTAGTTGACCTCTCTATATATGCATGCACTCCTGTAGAGTATTCTTCTTGTAATCCTGTATATGCGTACCCTGTTTCTTTTATATGAAAATACTCTCCATAAGGAAAATCTGAAAAGGGAACAATAGGAAAGCTTTTCTGAGATAAATCTCTGCCCGCTGACAATACGCCATCTAGACCATAATTGCTATCTGCAATACATACTATTCTAGGACGCTCTCTAGTGTTATCTTCCCCTCCAAAACCATAGGGTTCATCTTCTGTATTATTTAAGCTTATAAAAACCCCGGGAACTACATATCTTTGTTTATTTAGCCCTGTAATAGATTGATAGTATGTTTGGTCATTATCATCAGAAAGTATAAATTCGTTTTCTACAAACAATTGCTCTTCGCTCTCGTTGGTGATATATACATTAAATTCCTTTTGAGCAAAATCTCCACTAACCCTCATGCTTGTGTTTATAGTAGGATTGCCATAATGGCCAGTATTCATTATTACCCTACCTTCATAGTGATCTATTATAAGTAATTCACTAGCATCTGTAGTTTGTCCGTACCACCCATTGGGAACATCTCCGTTCATTATATGAACTCTATTGTTTCCACTAGGAACTCCATCAGCCACTAACTGCTTGTTAGGTGTATAGAACGCACCTAAATGCTGATCGCCCAACATTCCAACATCACTCGTTTCTCCGTAATACTGAAAAATCATTCCCCCTGAAAACCCAGAAGCTTGAGCATTATATAATAAATGATTATCTAAAAAAAGAAATAAACTCGATTGAAACTCGTGATCAAATTGTACTTTCATGAATTTAAAAACTTCATTAAATTAGACTGTAAGTTAGCTAATATCTGACTTACATACTTTGTATTTTTAAATTTACCCGATCTTATTTTGCCCTGAATCTCTATACCTCCCCCAGATCTCCCTGCTCCGGGCTTTACTAGATATTGCCCTAATCCAGATAATCCCTGTTCTACTCCTATTACCCAGCTTCTGGCAGCAGCCCACGGAACAGGAGAAGCTTGTGCAATCTCATCTTTTGTGGGCAAATCAATTACTACATCAAAATGCAGTTCTCCTCCTTTTTTTACATTAACAGATACTAGGCGCGTAGAAGACTCTAGTAATCTTCTAACCTCTCGGGTTGGTCTATCTCCAGAATCAAAACCTATAAAAGAAAAAAGATTACCTGCCCCACTTAAGGTTCCACTAGAATTAGTCGCATTTGGGCCCGCTTCAATCTCTCGAGTTATAGGATGATTATCAAACTCTGCAAGCATTAAAGCTTTAGCTCTTTCAATTTCTTTTTTTATTTTTTGATGAGCATGCCTTCTTAAATGTTTGCTAGCTTGTCTATTAATAGCCTTCCTGATTCCGCTTTGACTTATTCCTCCTCGTTTCATTATTCATCTCTTTCTAGATATATTACATAATACTGGGGCGTAAAAAGCCCCGCTCGAGAAGCATCGGTCACAATTCTCCATACTACTCCGTCAATTTCTATTTTTGTAGCAAACTTAAAGGCTTTATATCCTTCTTCGTCTAATTTTAAACGAAGCTCTCCCGATCCCCATTGTACATTTATTTGCGCTCCAGTTCCTCCAGCGTCTGATTCGTCCTGTACAGATCTATACTGCACCCTTGCATTTACAGTTGTTTTAGTTACTGTAGTTTTTGTGTCAGCGTTCTTTTGGGGATTTTTTAATTTTTGATAAAGGGCATTATAACTACTTTCAAAAACTGGATTTGTAGCAACAAATATCTCAGTCTTGTTTTTGTATATTATAATAGGCCGAGCAAAAGTGTCATGTATGTCGGCAATCGCCGCCTCCATGTCTGCTTTGTCTCCGCCTGATATAAGATCTGCCACGATTAGTCTCCATCGGATCCTGCCACCTGCCGAGTTTCTGCTTGATAGGAGTTGTATTTATAAACCAAATCTTTTAATTTCGCTTCGGCGGCGTCTGCAAAATCTGCAAATGCTTTGGCTGCGCTAGTTCTAGCACTAGCAGTGATCTTAATTGCCTCTCTTTGTATTACCGTATCTCCTTCTCGGAGGCTAGTCCACGGAGTCATCTTGTAATCACTAGTTGTAGTACTGCTGCTTCCCGCTTCGCTTGTGGTAAAGTTGCGCAATATTATTCTAGACTGTTTATTATAATAATCTTGCAAATATACTTGGGTGTATATTGCTTTTTCTTCTTGCTTTAATGGGTTACTCCAGCCTGTTTCTTGTGATAAATCACCAGAATAAAACTTAGAATAAATAAGTGTATTAAGTTGTCCTAAGTTAGTTTGCAACCATCCCGAAGCAATTTCCAATTCGTGACTTGCATCTGCACCAGTAATATAATCAAATTCATACTGAACAATTCCTGATGCCAACTGTCCAAACTGATTAGGCATTAAAGACCTTCTTTCATTAATTTAATTGCTTTTTGAAATGACTCAGAATCTTTGTCTGCTCCTTCTAATATGTTGGAAGCTTGAGGAATAACAAAAGAAGATGATCCTCTTTGGTATTCTCTGAAGGATTTTTGCAATTTACTTTTTAGAGAAGTTTTTGTCCCGCTCGGGAAAACTCCTACTTTTACGGCGAGCTCTTGCATATCAACAAGACTCATTTCTTTTAGCTTATCATCAAACACAGATGCAATTGCAGTTCCATAAGGATTTACTTGATTCAAGCCAACAAGCTCTTCAAGCTCTTTAGCTCTCTTGATCTTATCCTCCTTTTTGCCATCTGCATATGACAGCTCATCCAGCTTTGTCTTTCTAGGCCTGCCCCTCTTTTTTGGGGCGCTTTGTCCAGTAGCAGTTTCTAGCTTATCTAATTTTTTCTTTTTAGCGGTCATAGTAAATATTATAAGGGTTGTACTCTTATAATAATAGATTTTACACAAAACTCCATTTTATGTGAAAAAAAAGAAACCCGCCAAAATTGGCGGGTTTCTCCGAGGTGTGATAGAGTAGGAGAAAAATTAACCAATCTCGGTTCCCAAAATCACGCGGCTGTCAAGAACGACCCGACCCTCTTCAAGAGAACCGTAGTAGCCGATCTTTTGTTGACGGATGCTATATTGATCGTCAGCAAGCAAGGTGAACTCAGAGCCACTTTCACTATCAACAGCAACAACCTTAAGCAAGGAGTCACGGTTGGTGTTCATGGCTATAACGAGGTCACTCACAGAAGTACCTGCAAGACCGTTATAGATGTCCGTAAACTGACGCCCGGGCCCAAGCTGCCAGATTTCCTGAAGTTGAACGCCAAAGAAGTTTGGCATATCACCCGAGGAATTGAACAACTTGTTACGAACTTCGTCAGTAGCCATTCCGTCAACAACACCAGCGCTACTAGCAGTAGTGATAGGATTGAAGGCCATGGCGCGCATTTGCTCATCAACTTCAGGGCTGATAAGCAATACATTCAAACCGTCTTCGCGACGATCAGGTGTACCACCACTCCATGAAGCATGAAGACGCTTGGACGCAGTCAACAACGCGTTAAGGTCTGCCAGAAGGAATTCTCCACTAACAATATCTGAAAGGACATTTCCTTTAGACTTGCTATCAGCAAGAGTACCAAGTACCAAATTAGCACTTGTCTTTTCTTGCTTAAGAAGAATTTCTTGGGCAACACGAGAAAAAGTCTTACCTACAACATCAAGTCGGCTCTTGGCGGCATAACGGCGATCAAAGCTAACTGCACTATCAAGAGTGTATGTAGCAACTTTGAGCTCGGTAGCTGTAGGAGCAACTTGGTTAGTGGGAAGACCACCGGGCATAGACTGGCTATACACAGTGATGTAATCCTCAGCGGTAATGTCATAGTAAAGATCTAACGGCAAGCTCGGGTTATCATCAGCATTATACTGAAGAGGCCTGAACATGTTACTAAGCACAGGAGCATTGTTAATGACTTCTGCAAGAACAGGACCAATAAAGGTCGCAAGCATAGCTTGAGCCTCATACGCTACATCGCGATTTTTAGAGGCCATAGCTTTAATAAGCTCGACTTGTTCTTCGGTGCGTTTAAGAGTAATATTCATTTTCGTAAAATCTCCTTATGCGTAAAGATTGTTAGTATAAAAAGAAACGATAGCGTAGTAACCCGTAGCCTTGCTGCTATTGGGGTTTGTACCTGCACGAGTAGGATTGCCTGCAAACTGATCAGGATTCTGACCGCTGTTTACAACACGAGAACCTGTGGCAAGAATTGTACCGATGCCGGGCGTTCCTTCATAGACCAAGTCACTTGTTTGAATTCCCGTCAATTGGCCTCGTGGGAAACTGCCGTCATTTGGCTTCAGTGCAACACTCCAGCCGATAACATCAGCGTTGGGCTTATTAGTAGCTTCATCAACTTGGTTGGCAAGGTCTAGACCGCCGGCACTGTTTACAGTAGCTGGCTGAGCCAACGTTCCCACGGGAACTGTAATAATCCCACGCTTTAAAACAGGAACCGATTCACCCGGAAGTACCGATTGAGTTTCAAGTTTCTTTTGAGGATAGTAGAGAAGTTTTTGTCCATTCTCATCTTCCTTTGCGGTTTGGTAAAGGGTAACACCAATGGCAGCATCGCCACTGTGTGCTACACCCACTTCCGTAGTTACGCGGGGATATTGGTCACGACCAACATAAGGAACTGCACTGGGATCCATACCAAGATAAGAACCATATTGGTTATCATAGGTAGTGGGACCATCATTGAGTCCACCTTGCGTTACTTTAACCCATACGCCAGCATCTCCAGATCCTGCACCAGTCGTAATTTGATTGATATCAGAGCTCTGAAGAGCAAACATGTTAATAACATCTTGCTCGGCATATTGTCTAAACGGTAATAGTCTAAGTGCCATTGTATTTAGTGTTTAAGAAATGATTAAATTGTCTTTAGAAAAAGCCTTGCGGTATCTTTCTTCAAGCGAATCAACTTCTTCTTCAGACGAAGCTTCACTATTAGAAGGAACCGGAGATTTTTCTTCTTCGATATTGTCCATAGCAGTCTCTACGGTAACATCTGATTCAGCAGCTGTAGAAGCGGCGGCTTCTTCGATGTCAGAAATTCTCTTTTGAACTTCTTCTTGAATTGCTGCTTCCATTGCTTGCTTTTGTTTTTCGATAACTTCCTTGTCCTTGTGTTTCCAAACGACTGAGATTCTATCCTGATATTCAGCAAAAGCTTCATCAGTTGTATCCAGCGCGCCAAGTTCTTTAGCAAGAACCTTGCGGTCTTCGTCGTCTAAATCATACATTTCGTCAACGAGACCCATGCGGGCATTAAAAGCATCTTTTGCTTCACGCTCGAGATTCTCAGCTTCGAGGACAGAAATCTTTTCTTCTGCAGCAGATAGTTTATCTTCAATCTCTGCAACAGACTTCTTAAAGTTTTCTTCGGCTTCAGATAAGGCGCGTTCAGCATTAGCGGCTTTTTCCTTCTCAGCCACATATTCTTCGCTTTTTTGACGAATTGCTTCTTGCACAACCTCTCCGATATTGGCAACAGCCTCCTTAGAGAACTCCTTAGCGTAGTCGTGTTGTGTAATAACACGCTCTAGCTTTTCTAGAATATCAGTATCCATAGTCTTTTTTAAAGGTTTAATATGATTATAGTTTACAACATTTTCTCGTGAATGTGAAATTTTATTTTCTGGAGTTTTTAAATTTTTAATAAATTTATTTTCTACCTCTATGCATTCTGGGCATGAATACAGCGCAACAGAAGTCTCTTTTTCTTCTGGATTTTCGTCTTTCTGTTGAATGATTAATCCTTCTACTTCTGCGGCTGGGTTGGTAGTAAAGCCTATTCCCAAGGGGTAAATATTTCCTACAACTAAACGATAAACTTTAGTTCCATCCTCTAGTTCTCCGGGCCCTTCATTAGCTTTTAAATAATTTGAAAATTCTTGTATCCTGACGGGATCTGTTATCAATTCGGCCTCATCAAGATCTTTAGAGCCTAATGCAATATGATAATCATTAAAACCAATTTCCCAGCTCGCAGATATTTTTTTATCAAATCCTCCAAAGTCATCTTGTATTAAATCTGCAAATTGTTTATTGACCGTGCGATATACAACTGCAGCACAGGCTATATTAAAAGGGCCATTAAGATTTTTTGCAGCATTATCATTAATTATTTCATTGGTTCCAAACTTACTAAATGCGCTAGATACAATATGACCAACCACTTTTTGTTTTTGGTGCTCTATATTAGTGGGTTTATTTACAAAATAATCTTTTATAGCTAAAGCGGTATTGGTATCTATTCCGTCATCATTTTTATTAAATCTATTAACAACGGCAGCATTGAAAGCAACTCCAAGAAGATCTATGTTTTTTTCAAAATCTATATTCTTGGGAATGAGGGGTCTAAGTTTTTCTAAAGAAGCATTACTTATTTCCCACTCGCCACTTTCAATTTTACTAGCGGCAAGAATTTCTTGGTTAAAAGTTGTGGTATATTTATATGGTTTGCTCGCGCTCATTTCTTTTAAAGTTTTATTATTAGTATTTAGATACACCTTTTTTTCTAATGAAGGCAATATATAATTTCTAGCCAGAACTTTACCAAATTCATTATCTGTGGGGAAGTGTACTCCCGATTTAATTCTAGATACTGCCACATCATTAGCAATATCCATTAAAGAGTCTGTGTGTTCAGGGTTATCTTTAGCTAAAATACCTGCAAGCAAATATGCTTGAGTAGTGTGACCGCTAGGATAGGATGGAGTATGCGCTGTTCCCAGTTCTCCCTGTATGTCTTTATTATAATCTAATTCAAGATTATGATGAGGAGCTAACTGGAATGGTCGAGGTCGGTCATAGTGTTTTTTTAATCTTAAAATTAAATGTGCAGAATCCTCTACGATATCCTTTAATACCTGCTTATCAAACCTCAATCCATTCTCGTTTGCATAGCGAATAAATGTTTTAAAAAAATCCTTGTCTAGCTCATTTAGTTTCTCTTTAGAGAATTCTGTGTTTTCTACAACATGAGCTATGTACTTTAACTCAGAAGCAGTTTCTGAAGAGCTATTACTAGGAGGATTTTTGTAATTAATATCCTCTACATCTAAAGGAATTATTTTACTCGGAGATAGAGATACTTTCTCTTTCTCTTCTGTGAGCTCACCAAATTTAAGCTCGTCTAGGCGCATTTACTTATCTTCCCAACTTTTGGGTAGAGATCCTTCGCACCCTAATTTTTTTGCTCTAGCAGTAAGCTTCTTTTTAAAAGTCTCAAAACTCATGGAGCCCTTATACATGCCCCATGTACTTACTGCAGCTCTAACGTTTTTGCAATTAACGACAGGAAATGAACGACGTTCTGGATCAAGAAAATCGCTATCTTTTAATTCACTTCTTTTTTTTTATTAAATCTCTCTGCTCCATATGTGTCCCATAGTTGAGCATATTCAGCAGCTTTTGCTTCTTTATCTTTTTTCTCGTTTTTCTTGTCTTCCTTTTCGTCTTTCTTTAATTTCTTTATTTGATCCTTATCGTCTTTGATGGCGTCCTTCTCATGCTCTTCCTTTTCTTTTTTGTCATCGTTTTTGAGCTCTTTCTTGTCTTTGTTTAACCAAGGAGGTAAGCCTTTTTTTGCTTCAGTTTGTGCTGCTTTAGCATCTTTAGTTTTGTTTTCTTCATCAAGCTCTTCATCCTTTTTAAGGTCATGTTCTTCAACACTCTTTTTCTCAGAAGGCTTGCCTTTTTTGAGCTTTTTGATTTTCGACTGATCGTCCTTAACTGCGTCTTTTTCGTGTTCTTCTTTTTCTTTCTTGGAATCACGATCTAACTCTTTTTTATCGATCTTCTCCCACTGTTTCTTTGTTTTAGCGTAAAGATATTCTGTCCTTTCTTCGCTTGGAACATTCTCCCAATTAGTCGTCTCTTCGGAAGCTTTAAGGTAATTAGTCATTGCCTTTAATGCTTTAGGAACCATATCCTTAGGGTTGTCTTTGGAATAGGCTTTTAAATTTTTAAATTCTTCAGGGGATAGCGCTTCAGAAAATACTTTCTTCATCAGTGGATCTCCCATAGCGGAGGCACTGTCGGCCTTTAAGAAATTATTCTTGAAAGACATGGCACATCCTACTAAAGCCTTAGGTTTGGACATTCCCTCTGTGTCTAGAAAGTCTTTATTTGGCATAGCGCAAGTCTTCATAAAAGCGCCTCTTACCTTATTCAGGGCAGCACTAGCGTAAGTAACCTCGATCTCATCAAGGTCTAGAGATTTAAGCTCAACAGAGGCATTCACGCCTTTAGTCTCTGAGCCTACTTTTAAAGCTTTGTTAGTAATGTCGTCGTTCATAATAAAAAAGAGTTTATAGATTATACACTAAAATTGATTATTTGTCTTGTGTATTTTTACTGTGATATAAAAGGGCCGAAGGATAAATAGACAAATCATGAGAGACGGCGATTTCAGAAATCTCTGGCAAAGCTGTTAGTTCTGCCATTTTATTAGGTTCTTTAATGCAGTCTTTTATAGAGCTCTCCCACTCATTTTTTTCTTTTGCGCTGACTACGTTTTCACATAAGGCCGTAATAAATTCTTTCTTTTGCTTTGATAGTCTTTTTATGCCATGCTCTTTTTTAATTTGAGATTCCGTAAAGCTGATTAATTTTTCAGTGGCCACTACTGTATCTTTTATGCCCTCTCGACTATATAAGTCATTGGCAGTTGCGCCATTCGGTCTTCCGTTTTCTTGAGGAGTGTTAGTGATTGGTGGAGCTGTCTCATCTGGTATGGGTCCTTCGCGTCGATCATATACTTCCTCTACTGCAATCTTTTCTTTCATCTCTCTCTCGAGCGGAGCTCCGGGAGCTTCTACAGTAGGAACTCCCCCTACAAGTGGGTTATAATAACCTTTCTCTCTATCTTTAACATATCCTTCTTGCGCCTCATCAAGATCAGAGGACCTTGGTAATAATCCAGTCTGCATTGCTTCGACTCCCTGAGCTGGTGTTAATACCCCCAACTCCATAAGACGAGTAGTCACTCGATGGAATTGAACTTCGTCCTTAATATCTTTATCGCTAAATTTGGCTATAGGAAACTTCCTGAAGCCCATGGCCTTGCATACCATTTTAATTTGCGGCTGCAAGAAGTCATTAAGAAACGCTTGTCTGGCCTCTCTTAATCTCTCAAAGAAAATATCAGCTTTAATCTGTTTGTTTGAAAACTTTTCTTCTCCTACTATAATATTCTGAAGTCCTTCTCGAATGTCATTGTTGACAATTTCATATTTTTCTGGCCCAAGTACCTTTTTCAAGTCAGGTATTACAAAATCCGCCTTGGTGGTGTAGTCAGAAATTAAAACGCGCCCTACGCTTTCATTTTGAAACAATGATTGCATGGCTTGAAAGTTAAGAGGGTTGACGCCTCCCTTGTCAGGCTCATTACCCATGGTCACTAATAAGATGACATTTTCTACAGTTCTGGTAATAGCTTGATCCATTTTTTTTAGTTCTATTTTCCAGTTAATATCGTCAAGAACGGAAAATCCAAAAGGAATGGCAAAAGGCTCGTAGTCTTGTTTTTTATAAAAAGAATAAATTAACTTTCCCGGGTCGAGGAGCATCATGATACCATCTTGCGACCATTGGTTGTTTTTAATCTTTTTTCTAATATCAGGAGGCAGACTTTCGTAGATCTCTTTGTCGTGTTCGGTCTTTGGGTCTTTTAAAGATTCTATTTCGTACTCACTTAGTACTTTAAAATATCTACCATAATAAAAAGTTAAGGCTCTCGTAGCGATAATATCATACGGGTTAAGCATAACATATTTTATAGGAAGATGTCCCGGCTTAAGCCCAAAAGTCCTAAAGTCTTTAGTGTTCCAAGGATACCGATCTTCCGCTGCCCCATAGACCGTACTCATCTTTGCAAAGTCTGACGTATCAAATTTTCCATCCAATCGATACATGAAAACATTTCCGCTACGATAATACTCTCTAAAATACTGGTCTTTTAGATCCCATAGTCTAAATTTCTGAAACCACTTATATAAAAATTCCCTTGATTTTTCTGTCCCTCCCTCAAGGTAAATGTCTGAGTTTGCAAACTCAGCCATTATGTCTAATGCGTTTCTAAAAATAGCTATATTTGCATATGCTTTCTGGCATAGCAAGATTGTATCTTGAACAGTAATGTATGAGCCTGTGTGCGCCCAAGGAAGCATCCCGCTAGATATGTTGGCAAATCTGCTTTTATAATCTGAGGTCGCCGCCGCATTTGTACGACTACTTGTACTTCCCCTTCCTGAATTTGTGTTATGTCTTTGATAGGTGTTGGCTACTGCCTCGTAGTATGCTTCTCCGTGAGATGCTACTATTTCGTGCAACTGGCGGCCATCTTCGGTAAAAATCTCGCTTAAGTCTTTTCGGTTTGAGTCAAACTTCTTCCAGTAGTCTGATCTTTTGGTATATCTTCTTTTTGGCATAACTATCTATTCTACACTAAAGTTTATGCAAAGTCTATTAAAAGTCGCGTAAAAGTCCTCTAAAGTAGACTTTTAACTTTTTAATTTATAAAGAAAGGCGTAAAGGTAGAAGTAACTGGAATATCTTGAACATGCATCATATCATAGTAGCTTTTAATCATCCAGTTTCCCAAAACTAAAGCAGAGTAACAGTCTTTTCTCGCCTTGTCTCTACCTGTCTGCCTTCTTAATTCTTGCGGCAAGTCAAAAGTTTGAGTTCCCGTGGCAGAGCTTGTAATTTGAATTAAGGCGCATTGATTTTTAGTTACATCTATCATTATTTCTTGATGTTCTACAAAGTCAATCATTTTTGCCGAACTGCTTTCTTTGTCTTCGTACCCTTCTTGGAGGATGAATTGTAGCTTTTCGATGGGAATCTTTTTTCTAATTTGGGATGTATAATTGTCTCCTGAGGCTCTTGACGCAAAAAGTATTTTTCTATGATCAAAATTAGATTGAAGAAGCTCGTTGGCTTGTCGTATCCATTGGGAGGTAGGCTTTCTTAAAAAACAAAAATTACGAGTCTGTAGGTTATATTGTTTTTTTATCTCTCTTAGTTCTGACTCGTATTTCTCTGGCTTTGTAAGATCAGTATCAATGACTCCTAAATTTATACTATTCTTCTTAAACAAAGAACTTTCATTAGCAGCATTAATAAATTGCACTCCTCCGTTATAGTCTCCAACGACAGCTATAATATTAAAATTAGTTAATAAGTAATGAAAGTATACTATATGATCTTTAAGCTTGGCTCCCGGCACTGCATATACATGAACTAAAGTCCCTATCTTTGTTTCGTCATTTAGTTTAAAGACTTGTATGGCAAAGTCATCGGAACTCTCGCTTTCTGCCCAGCTAGGGTCAAAAGAGAGAATATATTTATCTTTATCTAATCCCTTTACCTCAACGCAGGGCTCCTCACCTTCTTTTAGGCTGCATTTTGCCATGGTAGAAATCTTAAAGTATCCACTACTATCATCAGTAAAAATGGCTCCAAACTCTCTTCCGAACTGGGACTCGCTCATACTGGCCTTTGCTTGATTAATAAGATTTTGGTCGTATAAGGCTTCCGGCGCACAATCGTAGCTAAATTTCATTATAGCTCTTCGGGCCGTATCTCCTTCGCTCGGTAACGTTCCATCTATTAAGCCTTCGAATTGACTGTATAATTTATAAAGGTACTCGAACTTATAGCTCGCAGAGGATAGCATTATAAGTTTATTGTTTGGCCATACATACCTATCTTCTTCTTTCATCTTGCCTGCTGCAATTAAGGTGTCTTCTGCCTTAGCCATATCTTCTCTCTCCGTGGGATTTTCAACTACAGAAAGGAAGGGCACAATAACCTCATTGTAGATTCTTTCAGGCATCAAGAGCATCTCATCAATAATAATTCGTTGAAACCTAAATCCACGAAGTTTTTCACCATCACCTAAAGGAAGCGCATGAATTCGGGACTGACCAATTTCCATCGTCCATTGGTCATTCGTTTTTGATGTCTTTGTAATACATTGAGACAAATATCTAGCGGCAGGCTTACGGGCAATATCTTCAATCTTTTTAAAAATAAGTTTAGACTGCCTAAAGGATTTTGAAATTATTCCAATCTCAACTCCTTGATTAAGTATGGCATCCATGTAGGCATAGATGCCTGTAGTGAATGATTTGGACATTCCTCGAGACCAAATGCCTAAAAAATAATCTACTTCAAACATAGACTTAATAGCCATATGCTGAAAAGGAAATAATTTAACTCCACTTAAAAGATCAACAGCAAATGTAATATTTTGACGAAGAAATTGATATAAAAGGAGACGGGCTTCTTGATCCTCAAGAAAGCCCTCCTTGCCTAAGATAATCTCATTAATATGAGGCTCATCTTTTATGTTAAGATGAGACTGTGGAGGTTCCCAAGACATAAGATTTAATTAATGGACCATACAAGTTTTGTATTAAAGGATTCTCAAGCATAGGAGAAATAGCAGCAGAAAATCTTTCGTAATTGGCGGGATGTAAACCTGAAAGGTTTAATCGATGAGCTAATGGACCACGGTGCCCATTCTTTACTATATCCTTTTTTCCGCTGTAAGATTTAAGAGTTAACGGAGGACGGTGGGGCGCCTCCATACTGTCTTTTCTGTATTTTTCAAAATTGTTTATAAGCCTCTGATAATTTTCCTCCGGACCTCCTATCAACTTATGCAACTGTTCAATTGGATAACGATAATCTCCATAGACAAGCATTTCATACATGATCATTAACTTCGGCCCTTGGAAATTATTAAAAAACTTTAAATTGTCATAAGCTCCATCGGCACCAGCTTGCACTTTATGTCTGAAATATCCTTCCGGGCAATCGGCAGAATAAATATTTTTCTTTTCTGAGCCCTCCCGCCATAGCTCATTATTAAGCATTGATATAAGATTATCCAATGGTTCGCGCTGAATATAAATTAATGCCTTGGACTTAGAAATATCTTCAAAAGTATTTTTTATTGGAAACAGAAATTCTCTTCCTTTGGGATTGGCAAAATGATATTTCGCTGCAATTGGATCATTACAAGAAACATGATCTAAAAACTTTACATTAGGCCGCATACACACGGGAGAGTCTCCCTCTGTTATAG